AGCGCACTTCCTTGAAGTTCGACAGCGTCACCTCGACATCGGTGTCGGCGGCGTCCGTGGCGGCGCTGCCGAAGTTGTTGACGGTCGGCTTGCCGAGCGTGCGCGCGATGACGCTCTGGCCCTTCTTGGCGGGCTGCGCCGAGAAGTCAGTCACGACGCTCGTGAGCGCCGGGTGCACTTTGACCGCGAGGGCGAGGGCTTCCTGGAGGATGAGGGATGACGAGAGTGTGCCGAGTGAGTTTGCCATGGTGGGTTGGTGTTACTTGGTTGACTGCTTCCAAAGGGTCTGAAGCTGCGCGAACAAAGCCGCGCGCTTTTGGGGGTTGGTTTCGGAGCGAATCTGCGACGCGAGCGCCTCGACGCTGGGCGCGCCCTGAGTGGCCGCGGACGACGGGAGCGCATCGGCGGGGATGGCTTGGGCGGCGATGATCTGCGCGGCGCGTTGCTCGGCGCTGACGGCGTCGGCTTCGAGCACGCTGACGCGGGCCGCGCGCTCGCTGAGTTGCGCGGTCAGTTCCGCCACTTGCGCGTCGTGCTGCGCGGTCAGGCGGGCGATCTCGGAACGAGCCGCCTCGTGGCCGGCCTTCTCCACGTCGCGTTCGGCGCTCGCCTCGGCCAGCGCCGTTTCGAGGCGCAGGATTTCATCGCGCGCCGCCTTGATGTTGAGCAAGGATTTCAGATTCACTTTACCTTAGCGTAGAGTCAACGGGACGCGGGCGCGGCGATTTCGAGAAGCTCGGCGAAGTCCATCACCAGGCCGTCGCAGAAGCCGTGCGCGACCGCTTCCGTGCCGCTGAAGGTCTGGCCCTCAAGGTGCGCCGGGTCGATGTTGCGCTCGCGGTTCATCGCGGCGTGGAACTGCGCGTTCAAGGCGTCCACGCGCGCCTGAAACATGGCGCGCTCCTCGTCGGTCAGCGGCTTGAACGGGGCGCCCATGAGCTTATACTTGCCGGCGCTCATGGCGTTGACCTTCACGCCTTGCATCTCCAGCGCCCGCGTCTCGTCGAGCGCGAGGGTGTAGACGCCGACGCTGCCGATGATGGCGCTTTCGCTCACGAAGAAGTCGTCGCACGCGGACGCGAGCCAGAGCGCCGCGGAGCAGCATTGCGAATCGCAGAAGGCAACGACGTGCTTCATCTCGGCGACGCGGCGGATTTTGGCCGCAAGCTCGGGAATGCCCGTGACGGTGCCGCCCGGCGAATCGAACGCGAGCACGATGGTTTCGCACTCCTCGTCCTTGGCGGCAAGGTCGAGAGCCGCGGCAATCGCGTCCACCGAGCAACCTCCGCAATCGGTTTCCATGCGCGACAGGTGCTTGCCGAGGATGCCGCGCACGGGGATGACCGCGACCGAGCCGTCGCGCGCAAGGCTCATCTCGTCGTCGTCCTCATCGTCGTCGCGGTAAAACGCGATGCCCGCGGGCGCGCGCTGGACGATGGGTTGCGCTTCGCCCTGGCCGGTGATGGCCGCGAGGATGGCGGCGAAAACCTCGGGCTTCAGCGCCCATGTTTCGCGCGCGACCTTGGCGGCGATGAGTGGATATTTCATTTTGATTCCTGCGGGATCGGGGTTGGATTCGGGCTGCGTTGCGCGAGCAAATCGAGCGCGCTTTGAAGCGGGATGTTGAACTCGGCGGCGAGCGCCTGGGCGTCGGTGACGGTGCGCCGCACTTCGCGGAGACGCTGCGCCCGCGTGTCTTCCCACCAGCGACCGCGCTTCGCGTTCACCGCGCTCTCGGTGGTCAGGCCGAGCTTCAAATCCTCCACGTCCGCGGCCCGGTCATAGCCGGCGTCAACGGTGATTTCCGAAGGAAGCTCAAACTCCCACTTCCACCACGCGCCGTCGTTGCGCGGGATGAGTTTGTTCTTCATCGCGACCGCGACGGCGTAAGTGACGGCGCGCTTGGCGCGGAGTCGGATGGACTTCTGACGCGCGCGGATGCTGTGTCGCGCTTCGTCTTGAATCAGGCGGACGCTCGCCCCACCGATCTGCGACGGGTCGATGAGTTCACGGAACCAGCCGACCGCGAGCAGCCCGCTTCTTTCAAGCCTTGAAATAAAGCTCTCGACGTTCGGGTGCGGGCGCTGGCCCATGAAGCTCTCGACCTTTTCGCCGCGGTTGGCGCGGAGGTAGAGAATGTCGCCGCCCTCGCGTTTTTCGATGCGAATGTCGGTTTCGGTGCTGCCGCTCGGCTTCTCGGAAACAAGGTCGCTCGCCGTGTCCGCGGCGCCTTCCTCGTTATAGTGCAGGATGCCTTGCGAGGCGTCGAGCTTCACGCCGCGCTTGAGGAAGGTGTTGATGTCCTGCACGTCGAACCAGTCGAGCAGCGTCTTGGCGATGCGCGGCAGGCCGCGGGAGTTCGCGCGCCATTCCGGTTCAAAGAGCATCTGCGCGTTGAACGCGCTGAGTTGCGTGTCCGGCTCGTTGTTCGCGGCGTCGCCGGTGAGGTTGAAGCCAATGACGCGGCCCGCGCGGTTGAGGATGCAGCCGTTCACCATGCGCGCCCCGTCGAACGGCCCGCCCTTGACCTCCGAACCCGTCATTCCCGACGCGACACGGTCGGCGCTGTAGAAGGCAAGTTGCGGCCAGCCCGTTTCGCTTTGCGTGAACGCCATCAGCGAATCGCCGTCCACGTCGAGCGCGATGCCGTCAAGGTAAAGGTTCGTCGTGAAGTCGAAGCCGGGCCCGCGCACGTCGCAGGTCGGATACCATTGTTCCACAAGCCATTCCTCGACCCGCTCGCCCCAAGCCCGCTCCGCGTCCGTTTCGCCGCCGTAGAACTGCGGCTTCCACGCCTCGCCGATGGCGTAAAGATTCTTCTGCAAGACGCCCGCACTCAGGATGCCGACCTGGGCGAAAAGCTGCCGCGAGTAGGAAAGGAGTTCGCGCCAATTCCATCCGTTGAACTCGGCGCGCAGGTCGGGCCGGATGGTGGGGCGCGGCCTGTAATGGTCGCTGTCGCCGGTGCTGTGCGGCGTGGCGAACAGCCCGAAGCCAAGCGCCTTCTCGGGGCGCGGCGCGACGGGCGCGCTCGTGGGCTTGCGGGTCGCGGGCTTGCGGCGCGCGTGACGCGCCTTCGCGGTGCGGATGGGCGCGGCTTTCACAGGTAGCTCGGGCGCGTGATGCGCGCGGGTTGAGTCGTGGCGCGCGGGTAAGTGTCCGGCGCGATCTTGTTGAGGTCGGACAGGATCATCTCTTTTCGGCGCATGATTGAGATGGACACAAGCTCGCTGCCCGAGGAATCGCCCGCGGTGTAGCTTTGAACGGTCTTGCCCGCCGCGAGGTCGGCGAGCACTTTGTCGAGCTCGGTTTCAAGCCATGCCTGCGGCTTTCCGGGAAAATGTCTGAAGGCGGCCATTTGAATTGTGTGGGGAGTCAACTCAAGGTCAAACCGTTTGACCTGGCCGGAGGCGCACCGTATCTTTGGCCGTGATGGAGGACGCGGAGTTTCACGACATCGCCGACTCGCCGCTGGCGAGTTATGAGCGGCATCCGGTCGAGGACATGGAGCCGGTCACGCCCGACGAGACGAACAAGCTGCGCCCGCTCTTGTTTTGGATCGCCGAGCCGATGCGCCGCACCGTGCCGGTCGGCACGGGTCACAAGTCGGCGAAGCCCGTCGCGCGTTATTGCGGATCGAAGCTCGGCATCCGGTCTGCCGTGCTTGTCTATTGCCTCGCGCCCGACCTGTTCCCCGGCGAGACGATGGAAACGCTTTCACGGAAACACGGCTTCACGAAGCAAGCGTTCTCGAAGCACGTCCGCAGCTTCTTCGAGACGTTCGGGATTCAGACGCGGGTGATGCGGTCGAAGGATGCGCGGGAGTCGATGCGGCGGGCGGCGATCCGGTCGCACGCGCGGCGCCGACTGGCGAGCGTCACGGACGAAGGCTAACGTCGCCGAGGAGTCCGCGCATCATCGCGAGGACGATGTTTTCGCAGAAGCAGTCCCAGCCGTGATTCGGTCGCGCGCCGAGGCGCACCCAGCGCCATTTCAACCGTTGCCCCTCCTTGCCGGTCTGTCGAAGAGCCTCGCTGTGGATTTGCGCGAAGAACTCGTCGTTCCATTCGCCCTTGCGGACGAAGGTGCGCGTCTGGTGCTGGATTTCATCGCGGCGCACTTGCGCGATGCCCTTGATGGTCGGGTTGCTCCACGTCACGACCGGGCAGGTGCGCCCGCGGAGTTGAGCGCGGAGCGGGTCGTCGCGGTGCAGGCCGAGGCACGGGTCGCCCGGTTGCGGCGGCATGGAATAGGGCAGGAGCGGGTGGCGTCCCGTCACGCGGTCGCGCCGGGTGGCATCGGTGAAGCTCGGCTTGTCGTCTCCGCGCAAGGCAATCCAGCAGCGCCAGCGGCCCGCGTTGATGTGCCCGTGCAAGACGCATTGCGCGAACACTTCCTGCTGGCGCTCGGCGAATCCGCAATCCACCGCGACGCATTGATCGAGAACGCCGAACTCGGCTTGAAGGTCGGTGATGCCCGACCAAGCGAAGTGCTTGCCGAAGTGCAGGACCATGATTTCGCCCGTCTTGCTCCAAGCGCAGACGAGCGCCCACAGGTGGTCGCGCTGAACGTCCACGGTGAGAAAGACGGCTTCTTGCTTTTCCCATAGCTTAGGCGGTGCGGGCGTCGCCGTGTCGGGCGTTGGCGCCGCGGGCGTTGGCGCCGCGGGCGGCGCGGGTGATTCCAACTCGATCACGGGCAACGTGTAGACCGAGGCGCTCGCCGTCGCGTCGTAGTGCTGCGCGAGTTGCTTTTGATAGAACTGCACCAGCGGCGCGTGATAGCCGTCGTCGTAAAGGTTCTGCGCCGACACCCATTGCTCGACAAGCTCGGCCCACGGGTAGTCGATGAGGTTGTTCCAGTGGTAGGTCTTGCGGCGCGGGTTGCCGGTCGAGTCGCACGCATAAAAGCCGGTGCGATTCCAGCCG